AAACGATCAGCGAAGAAGTGAAGCACAGGATCAAATGATTTCTACCCGTACAGATAACTTCCCGCGAGTTTAGGAAAATCTCAAAAGATATTTTTAGATTTTTATTATCTTATAAAAATATATATGGAAGATTTACCACAATTAGATATTGAAGAAGATATTGCTACTCTTATGAGTGATAACGAGGAAGAAAAAGCAGACGAGCCACCATTACAAGATTTAACTAAACCAGTTGAAAAAAAAGAAGCAAGTGAAATATTTGTTGCTAAGCCACCATCAAATAAAGAACCACCTGAAATAGATGATACACCAGCGGAAGAGGAAGAACCAGTAAAAAAACCAAGAGCAAAAAGACCAAGAAGCAAAGCACAAATAGAGCACCTAAATAGAGTAAGGGGTAAAGCAGTAGAAGCAGCAAAACAAAAGAAGCGTGATAGATTAGAGATAGAAAAAAGAGTAAAAGAAGAATTAGCAGCAAAAAAGAAAGCAGAAAGAATTAAAAAGAAAGAAGATAAGTTAGCGAAAGAGAAAGAAGCATTAACGCCTGAACCAGAACCAGCAGCAGAACCAGAAAATGTAGTAAAGATGTCGCCAAATGATTTCAATACTTTTATGGGGCATATGGAGCGATTTGAAAAGATGAAATATGAATACTTAAAAGAGCAAGAAGATAAGCGACCGAAGGCAACAATTAATCCACCAAAACCAAAAGCAAAAGCAGCGCCACCCCTGCCCGATCAAATGAATCTAATAAATCCAACACCAAATAATCCATATGATAACATGTTTAATTGGTAATTATTTATTTATAATATATATATGCCTATTGAAGTAAAAATATCAAAAAGTACAAATAAAAATAAAAAGTTGATGGCGCAATTTTATGAACCCAATACGAGTAAACCATTTAAGACAACTCATTTTGGAGCAGCAGGATATACAGATTATATTAAGAGTAAAGATAAAGAAAGACGTAAAAGATATTTAGATAGACATAGAGATAAAGAAAATTGGAATGATAAATTTAGTGCTGGTGCTTTATCAAGATATATATTATGGGGTACGACAACAAATTTAAAAAATAATATAAATATTTATGCTAATAAATTTAGATTAAAAGTTAAGAAATAATATATATTTATTTATTATTATATATATATATTAATCATCTAATGACATCGCTTCATTCCGTTCTTCATTACTTTTACCCTGATATATCAACTCACCAAAATTACGAAAAGCACGTGTTGGATTATTATGAAGGTCTAAATAGAGAAAATCAAATCGCTTTTGAGCGGCACGATTATATAACTTTAAAAAATTGTCCTTACCTTCATATAGACTTCCAAATTCTTCACAGATTTTTTCCATTTCTTGGCTATTGGGGTTTGGACTACCAAAAATCGCATGAGTTGCGTTCTGACGAATCACCGTGGGAACACCACGTAGCAACTGCGTTGCCATACATAATAGACCAATATTATAGTGTCTAAATCTACTTGCTAAAAAATATATCATACTATTTTGTTTAATACCGAGGAAGTCATCTAATATTAAAGCAATCTTAGGCATTTTTTTCTTAGGAAATGTTTTTTGGTAATTAATAATATTTTGTATAATTTCATCACTATATTCACTCCATATAGTTTCTGGGAATTGTTCTTTTAAAAATCTTGATGTATCATCATTATGTATTGTATTACTAATTATATAAACTATATCAAAAGCATCTCTCATAAAATTAGGGTTTAGTAACAAATTAGATAATATTGTACTTTTTCCAGTTCGCACGGGTGATACTAATAATAATAAACTACCTTTATTTATATCAGGTAGATTAGGGTGTATATCCCGTTTTGCTCTGTTTTCTTCCTCCATTGGTTTGACTGGTAAAATTGATAAATCATTATCCATAATATATATATAACAAGATAATATTAAATCTCAATATTATATAATAATGGCTACTTATCAAAAAACTATAATTATAGAAAGTAATAAACGTTCAGCAGATCAAGATTTTGGTGATGCTACAACTAATGCGGGTTTATATCAACCTGGCGATTTAGGTAATAAAAGTAATAATAGATGGCAGACACATATTCCAAATGGATTACAATTAGATGTAGGAGATACAATTAATTTAGAGAGTAGCATGATAAACGCTGTTGGTGGTGGAGATAGTGTAATAGAATTAACAGGGTTCACTGGTAAAGAAAAGAGTGGTGAAAGAGTGAGAGATAACGTAGCAAATATAGGGTTTGCTTTTTATGTAACAAATACAGGACAATTTAATTTTAATTTACCTAAGCAAAGATTTCAAACATCTTATAGAAAAAATGATGCGAGGTATGGTAGTTATGAGAATTTAAATTCATCATTAGGTGGTCTAAATGGTGGTACATTAGGTAATGCTGATTTTTATACATGGGAGAAATCATATCCATATCAAATGCCCGAGGGTTGTTTAGTAAATTTAAAAGTTAATAATGCTTTATCTATTGGATATGAATATGAAACATTACCAGTACCTGAGGCGAATGTTAATTATAATTTATATTTACCAAGTTTATCAACTGGTAGTAAAAGAACTTTTTTACCAAATGAAAAAAGATTTTATGTAGGATCACGTAAATATACTGGACCCCATTATATAGCAAAGAACAACGTAGCAGTGCCTGGTGGTGCTGGGTCAACGTATACTTATGTGTTAGATACCCCATGGGATTATTTAACTCAAAATGTAGAGTTTAAAGTAGATACTGGTTTTATAACGCCATCAGCATTAGCAGCACAATTAACAGAACAATTACATGAGAGAGAAGGAAACGCAGATGCTTGGAAGTCAGTAAATGTAGAACCCTTAACTTTTATGATAGGAAACAAGGCAGCATCGGTACCTAATGATGGAGTCTTACCAAATGAATTATTATCAGTAACAGATCAATGTAATATTACTTTACCGCAATGTGTAGGAAAGCCATGGTATGCTAATTATTTAGATAGTCTAAATAAAAATGATTATGAGGGTGGTAGTCAAAAAAGTGTACCAGAAGCGCGTACTGGTGGTTGGAGTGCGCAGCCATATAAATATGTAGGTGGAGCACAAGACTTTACACAGATAGGGCAGGGGTATGTGCCTAATCAAGGAGATGCGGTTTATTATAGTTATATGATGAGTGCTCGCCCTGAATATTACAAAGCATGTACTAATCTATTAATAAATATGGAAACTCGCCCACAGAGTGATACTGGTGTAATAGATCAATCAAGATCATATACAATTTACACGGGACAGAGAAGTGCGACGATAGGAGGTGTGGCGACAAATACAATTACAACCCAGCAATATTTTCCATTAAGTAATCCACTGAATCCAGCAACAGATCATTTATATGTAGCGGGTGCGATGGGTTTAGGTATATTCTTACAAGATGGGTTACAACCAAATCCAACAAATAGAACAGATCTTTTAATAACAAGAAACACACCAACGCCAGCAGATCCAACAGGATTAAATGGAAAAGTACAAAATCAATTACAGACACTAAATATATGGATGCCTACACCAGGAGATTATGTAGTAACAAATATAATAGTAAATGGTAGTACAAAACAAATTTTAGAAAGTACATTCCAAGATTATTATTTTGTTTATAATAAAGATGTTGGTACATTAAATCCAGAAAATCCAGAGTTCCAACAAGGTTTAGCATTAGAATTAAATTTCGGTAGATTAGATGACCAGCAAACAGAACAATTTGATCCAGATAATCCAGATAATGCGGAGGGTAATACATATGCTGGGTTAGAAGTAAATATACCAACAAATTACTGGTCTTTCTTTAAAACACAGCTACCCACAATATTACCAGGAGATACAGCACCAAATGGTAGTTATTACTGGTCTGGGTTTCAGTACGAACATAGGGTAGATCAGCAGGTAACACAACCTAAACCTTCCGCGCCTGATTATAGTGACGCTCAGTATTATACTGCTTTAAATCCGTCATTAACTGGTACGAGTAGATGTGATGAAGGGCGTTGGTATGCTGAATATTATTTACCACCTTCTTATACTCCCGAGCAAGCATACAATGGACAGATACCTGCGCCA